GTCTCTAGTGGCCTTGGCGTAGTGTTGCTTACGCTGCTCCATAAATTCAGTAGGGATCTTGCAGAGTAACAATCCGGCAACCTCAATATTGTCCTTAAATCGACTATTTGGGTCCGTTAACATCTGGAACTTAGGCTGCTCTTCAATTCGTACAGGCTCCCAACCCTCACGCATCTTAGAAGATACGTTCTTAGCATCGGCCTGCCCCTGTGAGGCAACTCGAATCCAGCGATATGAATACCCCGGCTGTTTATCCGGCTCCGGTAATGCGGAAGCGGGTGCCCAAGCCTGTGGACGTTCTACGGTGGATCGATTTTCAAGTTCGCGTGCAAGTCTGTTTTCTGCCATTTTAGTTCTCCTGTGTTTTCGCAAATTCCCGAGCATATTGCTCAGGGGTTAAACCTAATTTCTTAGCAATCATTAACTGCGATTGCTTAAGCACTATCTTTTTGGAGGATGTGCTACGCGATGCCGGAGCAACTACTGTGGCAGGTCTATCGGTGCGCGTAACGGGCTTGCCGCCCCCGTTAGTCGTTTTAATCTCATCCCCGAAATTTTCGGGAAATTTATCGCGTATTGTTTTGTCAATACGCTGGTAATACTCGTCAGTCGTCGCATACGCCTGACCATTTTGTGCAACCAAGTCCTCGTGTAGACCTAGTGCCAGACTAGTCATAAGCCTGTCTTTACCAAACCAAGGATTTCGCTCTTGCCACGAACTCGCTTTTGGATCAGGTCTAGGGACTTGCTCTTGGGGACTATTTACAGCAATTTCTTGATTTTGTAAAGAGGGCCTGTAATTTTTTATTTGCTGGAGTTTATAGTTGACGGCAGCTAACTGCTCCTGTGCGTCCACTACTTTGTCCGAATCACCAGCCTCATAAGCCTCTTTATAGGCCCGTTTAGCCATCTCCATCTCAAGTTCGGCTGCGCCTTTGGCTGTGTCTATAAAGGATTTCTCCCCCTCAGACAGCCTAGATTTCAGGCGCTTATTTTCTTCAAGGGCATTTCTGGCAAAGGCCAAAGCCTCTTCCCGCTCCCTTGCGGCCTCATCTTTAGCCCGACGCTCATCGTGCCAGACCTTTTTCATCTGCTTCAGGCGAGTCTTTACCTTATCGGAATACTCTTCTAACTCGTCTGCCTCTAATTCTTGGACAATTTCCTGCGGAAGTGGCGTCCTGCCTCGGTCTTCCTCCGGCGTGTCGTCCTCAATTTCGATGTCAACTTCGGGTTTTCCCTTAGCCTCTACTTCTTTTTCTACGGGTTTACCCTGATCTTCACCTTCTATTTCAAACTCAAAGTCGGGTTTTCCTTCTGCTTCTTTTGGTAACGGCATGTTTTACTCCTATTTGCGGCTGATTCCACGGGGGTCTTCAACTACTCCCTCGACAGAATCATCGTTGATGATGCGGAATTCACGACCATGAATCTTGAGCCGTGTACCTGCGTGGGGGCGCACGAGAATAAAGTCCCCTTCCCTACACCAAGGCCCTGACGGAAACCTTGCGGCGTCCTTATAGCAATCCGGCCCCATCTTGACTACAAAAAGAACCGTTGTGAGTAGTTCTTCGTGCTGGAGAGTTAGGTCAGACTTAATAATTCCGCTTTCGTACTGCTCTTCGATGTTGGGAATTCCACACAAAATGCGATACCCCGAGGGGTCCGGTAACTGCTTGGCTTTTCGGTCGTCTGTATCTGGCAGAACACTTACTTCACCGTCTTCTGTAGCGATGGCGAGTTCAGTCATCGTCTTTTTCCATCCTTTCTGCTGTTTCTATAAGAATATTGTTTGCGATTAGGAGTCCGCGATAGATTCCGCAGCCATATTGGTAGGCCCCGAAATCCTTAGCGTTACCTAGGACGGTGTCCTGCTCTATTACCTTCATTTCCTCTCGTATCTTGTCTGAAAGATACTTGAGAATGTCATTACTCATTTACTCTCCTTTTTTGGAAGGTTGGTACTACGAAGCCGGAGAAGTTCTTTGTCCTTCTCCAGTTTGATTCTCTCGTCATCAGCCACGGCTTTGATCATGGATTCAGACTGTTTGAATTTTAAATTCTCATCTTCGGCAGCGGCTTTAACCATTACATTAGCCTCAGCAATCTTCTCTTGTGATTGAATTCGCTGGCGCTCGATATCCTGTTGACTAGCCTTGAGTTGTGCGTCAGTCTTGTCTTTAAGTGCCTTACGCTGTAAATCTTGGCCCTTAAGTTGAAGTTCCTGCATCTGCATCTGAATGATGGGGTCCTGCGCTTGTGCTTGTGCCTGCTGTTGTGCAGCGGCGGCTTGGTTTTGTTGAAGCAACTGTTGAGAAGCCTGAGCAACCAGCCTAGATAACGCAGCTTCCATATCTTCGGATAGTGGCTCGTCTTCGTCCTTGTTGTCCATAAGCGGAATCGCCCCACCAACCTGTTGTTCGATCTGGTTACGGTAGGCGTATCCGTAGTGCTCCATAATGTGTGCTTGCAATGCACCCATCATCTGCTGTGCCATCGGATTTTGACCAAGCATTTGTGCGGTAACTGGATCTTGCATAAATGTCTGGTGGGTTGTGATATGCGCCTGATGATCTTGATAAGCAAACGCTTTGAGTGGTTTGCCTTTAAGTACATCCATGTTTTCTGAAACAGGATCTCTTGGCTTTTGATCGTCCGGCATCGGTACTAACTTTTCAGCATTCTTAATACCTAGCACGTCAAGCATCTGACGGTGTAAGTACGGCAGGTCGTATAACTGAGGTGCGCCCTGCGCTAACTGCATCACTGCTTGGTACTGAACCACCTTCTGCGACATAGTCGCCGCGTTAGGATCACTTACCGGGATGACATATACCTGATCGTAGTCCGACTGCTTGGCTCTACGGCTGCCTTCTTCTGGCTCGTATGAGTAATCCTCTGGAGTGTAATCACGAATAATGTCTTTAAGAAGCTGGAACTCTTGCTTCATCGAGTAGTGAATACGTGCCTGAACGGCAGACATCACCTTTAGCGTGCGCTCTAATATAGCCAGCGTCGTACCAACAGGAGACTGGGCACTCATGTCGGATACCTTCAGATCCGCTGCACTAGCGAACCTACGACCTTCTTCAACGATGGTGCCCAGCAAGGAATATAATACCTGAGACGGCTCCTTGTATGGAAGCGTCATGATATTGTCTTTGATTGTGCCGGAGGCTACGTCTACATCTCGGAATTCCGCCGGAGCGATTGGCGTATCATCGCCCTTAACCCGAAGACCTTTAGTTTTAAATCCTCCGGGGAGATTAGAGAGAGTACCTGCGTCAACAAGTTGGCGAATAATAGAGGTACCAGACTTAGCAAAAGCGCCAATGAGATGAATAAGACCAAAAGCGTAGAAGCCAAATCCCGGGATGTATGAATAATGGACAAAATGATTGCGTTTTTGTTTAGTATTATCATCTGGATGCCAATTGCGACGTATCGCTAAGACGTTCTGGGTACCTTTTTCGATAGTAACAACGTAAGGCAGAGCAATACCCGTCGGCTCGCCGTCTTCGTCTTTATCCTCGTAGCCGGGAAGATCCATGTCAACGTGCATCTCAAGGATCTTGTACCGATCATCGGATGAGGCACGAAAGCCCATCTTCTCAGCAATCTTCTTCTCAACCTCGTCAAATGCATCAACTGGATCACCAAGTTCTACGTCACGATAAAAACCTGCAACCTGTAACCTGCGCAGTTCATTTTCTGTCTTGCGCATTACGTGCGTAAGCCGCTGACAAGTTTGAATATTAGACGCCCCGTATGGGACCACAACATCTTCAGCGGGTACAAAGAGGGATATTTGACGCTCAATACTGGGGTCGTAGTACACCTTCTTGAACGCATTACCTGCCAGCCCCAAGCCCCACAACATACGCTCATGCTCAGGTCTATACTCCACCATCACATCGGTCAGTTGATAATTCATATCGTCCTGAACCCGTTGCGCAGCTTCTTTTTTCTCTGGGGTTTCCTTGCCTATGATCTGAGTCTTAACAGGACCTTTGGCTGGGAAGGTCTCCATGATTGTCTCGGCTTGGAATTTAACCAGCGCCTCACTTAACAGCGGGTGGTAGACACCACAGGCTCCGGGCCAAGGCTCTGTACGATCCTCAATCTTTAAACCAAGGAGTTCTAGGCCATCAACGTAGGTCTGCATCCAGTCCTTGCGGCTAGACAGGTCTTCTTCAAACTCACCAAGCAAATCGCCGCATAACTGAGTTAACTCGTCCTCGTCCATATCTTCCGCGAGGTTGGCGTTGAAGTCATCTTCTACTTCTTCCGCTTCAATTTCCAATATAGGCATCCCGTCGATGCCAATGCGCACCGCCTCAGGATCTTCAATCTCTATCTCAAGGGCAGGCTCATCCGCCATCTCTTCGAGATCTAAACCCAGTGGGGCTTGCCCTATTGCTTTATCAATAGCCATAATTTGTCCTTAGTAATATCCCTCAAACTTCCGTCTAAACGAAGGAAGCTCGTCTTCTTCATCTAATTCTGCCCGCAAATATCCGCCCTTGCGGAATCTCATCAACGCTAGGGACACGGAGTCAACATAGTCATCATGCTCTCCAGCCGGAAAAGATGCAACCTCGTCGATTACTTCCTCCGCCCATTGAGTGTTTGGTGCCCACACTCTTTTTGAGGCGAACATGTCGGACACGGCGTTTAGTCGGCTAATTTTGTCGTTGCCTTTTACAGGGGTGAACTCCTGCACGGGTATCCCCATAGCCCTCATCTCGTATATCAGGGGCGCCCCAGAGGCTTTTTTCTCAATAATTATGGAGTCAGGCCGAAACTCCTCGTACTGCTCCAAGGCTCTTTTCTTTAACGCCGGAAACTCCAGCCGATCCCGGTAGGCATCCAGCAATATGATGTTTGCCTCGGTTTTCCCTGTATCTGGGTTGATGTGGTAGAACACTCCCCACGTCGTACAGGCCGAATAGTCGCTTCGGGTGGTCTTTTCGAACGCCGTATCCCACGCTTGGAGGATAAAATCGCAGTGCGGAGGGTCATCATCCTCCCATTGCTGCCACCATTCCCGCTTAACTATGGCTGAACTCTCAGAAACGGGGTTCTGCTGGTACTGAGCCATCCATTTTGAGTTAGGTAGCTCCTCTTTTAGGGCCGCAAGCTCAGTTAGGGACCAAAACTCAGGCCACAGAGGGCCTCCGGAGGGCAATATCGCCGGAAACTCAATAACTTCCCAGCCTTCACCGCCCCTTTGGGCCTCGGCTTTGAGCACTTGCCCCGTCAGATCACGCTTAGACCAGCGTGTCATCACTATTACTATGCTTCCCCCCGGCTGTAGCCGCTGCCGTGGACCCGATGTGTACCACTCATAGACCTTATCGTAGATCTCGGGGTTGACCTCAGCTAGGGCTGCCTCTTGTTCCGAGTGAGGGTCGTCAATAATGAGCAAGTCCGCGCCCTTACCTGTGACCGCACCACCGACACCAATAGCAAAATAGTCCCCACCCTTGTTAGTCGCCCATCTGCCAGCAGCCTTAGAGTCCCAG